CTGAACAACAGCAACAGTAGCAGCGTTTGCATATGTTGAATCTGAAGATTGGTATACGATTTCGTTGATTGCATATGTTCCTGTTCCTGCACCTGTATTCAGATGCAATGTATAAGCAGAATCCGTAACAACAGAATCAATAGCAGCAACACCAGTAGAAATAATTTCTTGTGAGTATTTGAATTTCTCCATTTCTAACTCATAGAAATATGGAACTTTTCTACCTAACATAAAGAAGTCTTTTGTTTGATTTGTAAATTTAATTTCAAACAATTCACCAGTACCATTAAGAAACGGAATATAAATTAAATCGCCCTCACGGGGTCTGGTAAAAGTATTTTGTGGAACTCTTTGTGAGAAGGCACGCTTAGAAACTATCACTTGAACATTATTTTTAATTTCTAAACCAAATTTAGAGAAGAATTCTTTTTCGCCACCATATTCGGTAGCATTAGAAAGATACATTTCCAATTGAAATGCTGATTGAAACTTTTTGACTGGATCTTCACCAAATAATAAATCACGAGCTTGGTCATTATCATTGGGTAGGTAGTAGCAATCAAAACCCATAATTCTAATGGATTCTGTTATTAGGTCCTCAATTAACCTTTGTTCGCTGAGTGACGCATAGTTGTTGAAGTATTGAGAAGTTGCCATGTTAGTTCATGAAAAATTCCAACGGGGCACCGTAATTCATTTCCATTTCTTTTTCAAGTCTTTCAATTTCTGCTGCAGCTTCATTATAGGTATCTTCACCATTTAAGGTTACACCACCAGGTAATTGTAGGCCACCAAACTTCTTCATATTGGCACCCCAACTTCTCTTAATGAGAGCGGTAGCATATTCTTTTAACCAACGGTCATTCCACACCAAATTGAAAGTGTCTGGATTAATGAGTGCATAACATTCAGAAATTGCCACATCACCTACATTAACATCATAACCCCATGCCCAATCAATATACAATCTCTGCATATGTCTTTGAAAACGAATAGGAACTTCACCAGTAAACATAATCTCTAATGAACGTAAATGTTGTTGAGTTAATGTATAGTTAATATATGAGGCAGAAGTAAAATCATATAATTCGTTTAAGCGTAATTGATAACGCAAGTCAAACATATTAACGCTTGCTTGTGAATCTGAAAGCGGAAATATACGAGTTACACCAGCAATTTCTAATGTATTATTTGCCGAATCTACCGCAGATGTGGCATCAAGATATTTGTTATCCACATCTTCTTGTGTGATTTTTTTAATCCAATAAACTTTTTGTAGGCCATCAAAGTGATAATCTTGCCAATATTGCAAAGCATCATCAATACGGTCATCTACTTGGTCATCATCTACGTTGATATCAATAACTGGATAACCCAATCTACGCTTACAATAATCTGTAAAAGCTGCTCTATTTGTAATTGTTGCCATTTTTTATCCTAACGCAATTGAGAAAGCCAACGCAGTTGATACGGCAATATAAACAGCATTAGAAGTAGCCGCATTGGCGGATGAATTTGATGTGACGGAATCACTTAGTGTGACTGTGCCACCACCCGTAGAAATTGGATTACCATTGGCAGCGTAATATAATCCGTTGGTGTAAATTCTATCTGAGTATACATTACCTGTAACACCAACACCGCCAGTAACACTTAAAGTACCAGTAGTATTTGAAGATGATGCAGTATTTGGAGCATTAAAAGTTGCAGCAACGTTTGATGAATTATAACCACCAACAAATATCTTTAAATTTTTACCTACTGTTTGTGTACCAATTAAGAGGTTTACACCATTTGAATACAGATAAGCATCACCAGGTTGAGCAGCAGTAAATCCATTTAATGCGACATTGTATGATGTGCTTGTGATACCCATATCAATAAAGTTATTGGTATCAGTACCTAAGTTATTATATAATGCTAAGTCAGCAGATGAGTTTGCTGTATTGGCAAAGTTTTGAATACCGACTTGAGTTGACTGGTCAGTATTTGCAGTAAACAATCCCATGGTATAGGCATGAGCAAAAGTATTTGCAATATCACCAGCAACAGAACTTTGTTGAACAATTACGTTTGATGTTGAACCAGTAATTTGTAAAGAACCGGTCATCGCATCGCCAGATTTTAATACTGTTGAGTATGCTCGAGCATTAGCAATATTGGCAGTATTGTTTGCAACTTGAATTGCTGTATTTTGTGATAAGTCAACACCAAGAATATAAGCAATATTAGCATTAGCGGTATTGAGTCCACCTTGTAATGCTATGGTGTTTGCTTGTGCAGAGTTAGCAGTATTATAAGCCGCATTAGCGAATGTTGTCGTATTAGTAATGGCCGTATTTTGACCAATATCTACCGCCAAAATGTAGGCAATATTAGCATTAGCAGTATTCAATCCGCCTTGTAGTGCTATTGTATTAGCAGACGCACTATTAGCAGTATTATAAGCACCGTTGGCAAAAGTGGTTGTATTTGTAATTGAAGTATTCTGTGCAACATCAATAGCAAATAAAGCAACAATATTTGCATTAGCTGATGTCATTGCACCTTGCAGTGCTATTGTATTGGCTTGTGCTGAGTTAGCAGTATTATAGGCGCCATTAGCAAATGTTGTGGTATTTGTAATTGCAGTATTTTGTCCAATATCGACACCAAGAATGTATGCTATGTTGGCGTTAGCAGTATTCAACCCACCCTGCAAAGCAATGGTATTTGCTGAAGCCGATAATATAGCCGTATTTTGTGCTAAGTCTACACCAAGAATATAGGCTATATTAGCATTGGCGGTGTTTAATCCACCTTGTAAAGCAACTGTGTTAGATGCTGCGGTAGATATTGCAGTATTTTGAACACCTTGAACGGCTAAAATGTAAGCAATATTTGAGTTAGCGGTATTAAGACCGCCTTGTACCGCTGCAATGTTTGAATAAGTAGCAACATAATCAGAAGTTGTTCCGTTATATAACAACCAATTCTTTGCCGCTTCATACCAAATAATCTGAGAGTTTGCTTGATTACCACGGTCAATAGTAATGTATACGTTTTGTGTTGGTGCAGTTGTTGATGATACACTAGCATTTAAAATAAGATTATTATTTGCAACATCAACTAATTGTGTATTAGCATAGAATGTTGTGCCAGTAATTGTCAAGTTTGCATTAACAACTAAATCGCCGGTAATAGTACCGCCAGATAAAGGTAATTTAGTATTTGCTGCGGCAGCTGCACTAGCGGCTAAATTGTTTGCACTAGTAATGGCCGTATTTTGTGCCAAATCAACACCAAGAATATAAGCAATATTAGCATTGGCAGTATTAAGACCACCTTGCAATGCTATCGTGTTTGCTTGAGCTGAATTGGCTGTATTGTAGGCACCGTTAGCAAAAGTAGTCGTATTTGTAATTGCGGTATTCTGACTGGTATCTACACCAAGAATATACGCTATGTTTGCGTTAGCAGTATTGAGACCGCCTTGGAGTGCAATCGTATTAGCTTGAGCAGAGTTAGCAGTATTATAGGCACCGTTGGCAAATGTTGTGGTGTTAGTAATACTGGTGTTTTGGCCAATATCTACTGCTAAAATATACGCTATGTTTGCGTTAGCGGTATTTAAACCACCTTGAAGTGCTACAGTATTTGATGAAGCACTATTTGCCGTATTATATGCACCATTAGCGAATGTAGTGGTATTGGTGATTGCTGTGTTTTGACCAACGTCAACCGCTAGAATATAAGCAATATTGGCATTGGCCGTAGCCATCGCACCTTGTAATGCAATTGTATTTGCTTGTGCTGAGTTGGCGGTGTTGAAGGCCGCATTGGCAAAAGTATAACTCGATTCTGTATTTGCTAAATTATAAGCATTATTGGCAACAATGTAAGCTATGTTAGCTTGATTATATGCTGAGTTAGCAAATGTAAGAGTATTAGAAATACTAGTATTTTGTGCAGCATCAATAGCAAACAAAGCCACAATATTGGCGTTTGCAGAAGTCATCGCACCTTGAAGTGCTA